AACTTGGTGAATTTTTAGATGAGCACTTAAAATCTCTAAATGTTCCTTCTGATTCGAGAGCCTTCAAATTATTAGAAGCTCAAAAACGTATTTTAAAGTCAAATAGATTTGGTGAAGATACTATTATTAAAGATGAAGCTAGTGTTTATAATCTAAAGACAAATAAACAAGCAGCTGAAATGGCGTTAGAAGATGCAGGATTTACACCTGCTACTGCAAACACAGAAAAAACTATAGCAGATCTTAGTTCAGCATTGCAAGAAGAATTGATTAATGTAACTAAAAAGCCTGAAACATTTGCACCTACTTTAGTTGTCAGAGCTAGTGATAGAGATAAAGTATTAAATGAAATATCAGCTCGTGCAGCAAGATATGAGAAGTTTGATCCTGAAACAACTGCAGAGCTTAAACAATTAAGAGAGAATGTAAAAGATATATTTAACAAGGGATTAGATCCTGGTGATGAGATAATGGAACAATTATATTTCCTTGATCCAGCTACTAAAGATCTAGTAGAAAAGATGACACGTTCATATGACATGGTTGTCACTCCAAAAGACTTCCAAGCTATTGCTAAACTAATGTCTGAACATTTAGGTGAGCAAGTGCCCATCTTAAAAGACTTCACTAGATTCTTTGGTAGGTTAGCTGAAGATTATTTAACTAATGCTAAACCTTCGCAAGCCGCGTTAGATTGGAAATCTATAGGAACTACTAGTATATTAGGCACACGTAAGAAAGGTTATGTATTGCCTGATAGAATTAGTGAAATGCTAGGCCTTAAGCCTGGCGAAGCATTATCTGAAAAGTTTCTAAAACGCTTTGATGGCTGGAAACCAGATGGCACATTAGCAGATCTAATTTATGGTGTTAAAGCGCCTAACAATAGACGTACTGGATTTAAAATATTTAAGCTAGAGCCTATAGAAGGTGTAACTATCTCTAAAGGATTTGAAGTATTCTATGCTAATAAATTACCTAAGTCATGGACTAATGTTCCATGGGTTAATTTTGATGGTAAGGTTATCGAACAAAACTTCACACAATCTTTTGAAGAACGATTAGTGTATAAAGATAAAGATGGTAATTGGGTTAATAACTTAGTCCAAATACAACAAAAGACTGAAGCTACTTGGTGGGAACAGGTAGTAAACGCTGAAGGAAAAATTAATGATATCGCAGATGCAACGAAAGCACGCACAGCCTACGCAGTTAACGGGAATCATTCAAACGACGCCACGTTGGTCAAGAATTTCCATATATGGGGACGAGATAATAAAATTGCCACGTCAACCATTCACGATGCGTTTTTCGCCAATGCAGCCGATATGTTGGAGGCCCGGAAGGGTATCAGAAAACTATATGCTAATGTCTTAGATAAAGATCCTGTAAGGGTTACATTAGACGAAATGTTAGCAAGAGGTTTTCCTAAAGAATTATATGATCAATATTTAAATGAAGCTATCAGCAAAGGATTAATACCTGTAGCAGGTAAGTCGGTTGTCGGTGGTAAAACATTAACTAAAGCCGATATCCTAACTAAAGAGGATGTCATGAGTGATATTCCCGATCCGACTAAATTTGAGGATGATTGGGGATTTTATGGAATAGGATAATTATATGTCAGCAGAAATTAAAAAGTGTTCATGTCAACACGCTAATCAAGACAATCTCCACGGTAAACAAATGCGTGTAATGAATCCTGATCAAAAGAAAGGATTTACATGCACAGTATGTGGAGCGAAACACAAATGAGATTTAGTCATGCATTAGATATGATCACCGCTGGTCAAAAATTAGCTCGTAGCGGTTGGAACGGAAAAGATATGTATGTCAAATTAGTTAAAAGTCATGACTTTGAATTTTCTGAATTGAATTCTCACTTTGTCATTAAAAATGTCAAAAACTCTTTTGATACATGGGTTCCTTCCGTCTCTGATTTATTAGCAGAAGATTGGGTTTTGGTTAGCTAGACCCCGTTAAATTAACCCTAAGCGGTCCCCCCTTTAATGGGATCTATTAGTTAATTAGTCCTTTATCTATTCCTTAATAAAATAAATAATAAATAAATACATTAATGATTAATAGACCCCGTTAAATTAACCCTAAATACTAAAAACAAATATCCTATAGGACGGATTGTATCCGTTATATAACACTGAGTTGTACTCAAAGGAAATTAAAAATGACCGAAAATGCCGAACAAGAAGAAACTAACAATATTACTCCGCCTCCTGCTACTCCCAATCCTCCTGTGGATGATGTGGACTCGAAAATCCAGGAAGCTCTTAAACCTATTAAGTCCAAACTTGATAATGCTTATAAGGAACGTGACGACGCGTTAAAGAAAGCTGCAGAGTATGAGCAAAAAGAAAAAGAAGCTGAATTAAAAAGACTTCAAGAAGAAGGAAAACATAAAGAAGCCTATGAACTTCAGTTAGCGGAAGCCAATGCTAAATTGGAAACGATAACAAAACGTAACATAGAACTCGCTAGGGATTTAGAAGTAAAATCTGTTCTTAGTGGATATACGTTTAGAAGTGATAAAGCAGCGGATATGGCATATATGGATGTGGCATCGCAACTTGTACAAAATGAAAATGGAGTATGGGTGCATAAATCAGGAACTGATCTAAGAACCTTTATAAAACAATTTTCTGAAGACGATAATAATTCTTTTTTATTCAAACCAAAAGTTTCGACAGGGGCAGGTCAAACAAGTTCTAGCAGTACTTCTCAAGATACTTCGAATAAATCTTTATTCCAGTTATCACAAGATGAAGTGCTTAAACGTGCTGCTGAAGGATCACTTCGCAGGAAATAAATACTTTAAGGAAAAATGAAAAATGGGCGCTACAACTCTAAGCCTTCCTAATGGGCCATCAGGATTATCTACTAATTATGTATTACAAGAAGCTATTGGCGCATACAGCGACGAAGCTTACACTAATGCTAGAAAATTATCAGGTACAGGAATTACTTCTTCTAACCCACAAATTGATACCAGCACAGAAACCTTTATTGGTCAAATGCGTTGGATGAAACCTTTAAACCCACAAATCAATGTTGCGTCATTAACAGATTCTGTAGATGGTGCAAAAACCAAGTATGATACTGACTTCAGTACATATATTAAAACTGTACGTACACACGGTGCAGAAAAAGTTAATATGCAACAAGTTGTAACACAACAAGACGGTTTGGCAAAAATTGGTCGTGACTTCGGTGAAACCCGTGCTCAAGATGAACACACTGCTATTCTTTCTGTATTGAAAGGTGTTGCTATTTCTGAAGCATTAAATGGTGCTGCTACAGGTTCTGGTGCAACTGGTCTTGGTGGCCAAACATTCTCTAACGAACCTACAGATCCGAAATACGGTTTCTATGTAGATCTTGGTTCTGAAAAGATTGTTACTGCTAATGGTGTTGCTCCTGGTGCTGTCACTAACTATGCATACCAAGGTGCTTCACGTGCCGAAGGTTTCTTAAATGCATTTGGCATGGCATTCAAAGATTATGAACCAGATTGGGCATACTTAGTTGTATCCCCTGAAACAATGGCTTCTTTCCGTTCAGCTAACTTTGTTGATGAAACTACTATCGTTGATGGTAACATTAACTTTAATACAATCTTTAATGGTAAATTCCGTCTAATTACTACACGTGCTGCTCAGTCGCTTTCTGCTGCTGAATTAACCATGTTACGTACAGGCGCTGGTGCGGGTGCATCAACTACTTTTGCTGCTAACAAGAAAACTTCATTCATCGTATTGCCTGGTGCAATCGCTATGGAACAATTAATGGTTCCTGATTCAGTTGAAGTTTATCGTGATGCTAACAAATACAAAGGTGGCGGTACAACTTCTATTTGGAATCGTTGGGGTTATGTATTAGCGCCTGCTGGTTACGATTGGAATGGTGCTAAAACTGAATTCCCATCTGATGCAAATTATATGGGCGTTGTTGAAGGTGGTACTTCTAAAGCATTGACAGCAACAACTGCAATTGCTAATGCTCGTGGCACTTGGACACGTAAAGCAGCCTCTGCATTATCATTAGGTATCTTACCTGTATTCCATTCTTAAGGAGTAAGTTATGGCACTAGTTAAAGGTGTTAATTCAAATGCTACCGTAACTGAGGCCGATACTTATTTTGAGAACAGACTAGATGTAGCAGCATGGAGTGCTGTAGCAGATACTACAAAAGAGCAAGCTT